ATGCCGCTATCGTAAAGACTGCGCGTCAGATTGAGCAGGAAGTCAGAGATCGATTGATAATCGTTCGGCTTGCGCAAAATTCGCGCCAGCGCTGAATTCGTGACGCGCTCCCGCCCGCCGCTCGGCTGCAATCGCCAATGGTCGCCGGGGCACATCGCGACCGTCTGAGAATAGGCGCCGACGCAGGCTTCAACCATCGCCGAGGCGGACGAATATGGCTGAAGACGGCCGCCCATCTGCCACCAGTTCACTGCGGAACCGGAAGGCAACCAGCCGTCGCTCAGGAAATATCCCGCGCCAGACGCCGACTTGCGACGGAACGGCTGCAAGATGCGCGACCAGATGCCCACGCTTTATTGGGCCTTGGTTTCGCGCGTCACGTAGCCGGCTTTCGACTCAGCGGGCTTGATATCTTTTGACTGCCCCGTCGCGATTTTCTTCGCAGCGTCAGCCTTAGCCTTTTCATCAGCCTCTTTTGCGGCCGCTGCTTCAGCCTCAGCGGCCCGAGCGCGCTCAGCCGCTGGATTGTCGACGCCACGGCTCACCGGCGTCTGATTGCGCATAGCGACGGCGACTCCGCTCTTGTGGCGCAGCACGCCTTTCGCGTCTGGCCCGACGCTGGCAGGATCGACAACCGCGCCGGATTCGAGCACATACCAAGTTTCGCGCATCAAGATCCTCCATCAAAACGGGGCGGCTCGCGCCGCCCCGAAATATTAAATGGCCCGGCCATCGTCGACGAGGATGACGAACGTTCCGCTCTTGGCGTTTCCGCCAGACGCGAGAACGATCTTCACACGATCTCGCCCGAGCGCGATGCGATCATTGACCGCCTCGCCGGCCGCCGCATAAAGCGATGCGACGCCAGCATTGGAGTGCGTCGGCGCGCGCGGCAAGCAAACTTTCGCCGCGTTTACGTTGCTTTCCGTCCAGATCGTCTCGCCGGTCACCTCGGCGGTGATCGTGAAATCGACGCCATCGGCATAGTCGGTCTTCAGATATTCGATGGCGTGAATGTAGCCAGAAAGATACGGGCTATAGGCCGTAGCGGAACCATCGGCAGCCGTGGTCACGGCGACATTGAACCTGCGAATCGTCATTGGTTTACCTGTCAGGTTACGAGAAGAGAGCGGGCCGTTATTGGCCCGCCATAATTTTCAGCTATTACCAGCTCGTGCCGTTGATCCACTGGACCATGCCACTACGCCGCATCTTCCATGAAACGTCCATCAGCATACGAACGCCGATCGTCGCCGTCTGGAAGAACGAACGCACAGGGTCGGCCGTGGTCGGCCCGGTGCCAGACACGATTTCAAGCGGCGTCGTGTCTTCCATGTGGACGGTAGCCTGCTCCGAAATATCGAACTCAGGCGCGTCGCCGAGCGCAGTCGCGAAGTCGCTGTTGCGCAACGCGATCAGTCGGCCCGCAGTGGCATGGGTCGACTCGATGATCGTCACACGGTCACGAATGGCCGAGAACCAGGTCGGATTCCCCACCGGCGCTGGCATCATCGCGAGACGAAGGCCCTGCGCTGGGTTCATCACGACCGTGATGTTGTCGGCTGCATTCGCGGCGATGAATGGCGAAAGAAGATTGTAGAAATCTTCCTGAACTGCCTGATAATCGCCGCCGCCGTAGCCCACCGCAGCTGCGCCAACTCCGTTCAGCAAGCCGGCCGGGCGCGCGGTGCTTACCGCCGTCGCATCCAGCAGGATCGGGTCAAGGACAGCGCCGGTGTCCTCGAGGATCGCCTGGCGAACGAGCGCTTCAATTGCCGGAGTGCTCCGCTTCGCCAATTCCCGCGAGAACGGAACGATGACGCCCATTTTCTTCGGCGTCATTGTTGTCGCTGCGGTGGTGATGCGGCCAACGCGGATCGGATCGCCCTCCGCCACAAAGCCGCCGCCGGCGCCGCCGGCAGTGCGGCTCGGAATCGACACCGTGCCGTTGCCGTCGAAGCTCAGACCAATGCCTCGATCACGAAGCGCAGGGTAGATCGAATAGCCCATCAACGCCTGCACGAAGTCAGCGTAAGCGGTCTGGACAAGCTCGGAAGCCCAGCCAGCGACGCCCGTCGTGCCGATCGTCTGGTCAGCCTTGGTAATGATCGCCGTGGCTTCGTGGCCGCGGTAGCGCTCATCAAGCACTTGGTCGATCGGCTTCTTGCCGAAGTGCGCGATGCCGCGCACGACCGCGCCGCGCACAATCAGATCGAGGCCGCTCACGTCCTTCTGACGGCCCTTGAGGGACACTGCTGGAGCCTGGATGGCGGTCGGGGCGGTCTTCGCCGCGAGCGCCGCCTCGGCGCGCTGCAAAGCGGAAAGCGCCTTCTCGCGCTCTTCGATGCGGGACGAAAGTTCTTCGGTCACGATCGGATCGGCGTCGTCTTCAGCGATATGGGCCGTCAGCGCATCCTTTTCGCGCACAAGATCGGCCTGCGCATCTTCGATGCGCTGGGAGAGAGTCTTCATTTTCTGTGTCCTTACGGGAAGTGTTTTCGTGGCGTGCTCGCCAGTGGCCCCGCGACGCACGACAGCCGGCTCATCTTCGGCGTGCTCGCCAAAAGCCAGTTGCAGCGTGTCGCTGGAAATGTTGAGAGACTTCGCGAGGCTCAACGCCGCCGGGTTTGCCGGGACGGAGACGAGCGAAGTTTCGAGCAGCTCTTGCCGCTTGTATTTTTGCGGACCCCACGGCCTCTGCGGGTCGATAGGTTCGGATTCGAGCGGACGAAAGCCGACCGAAGTTGCGCGCAGTATTTTCTGCTCGACAAGACGGCGAAGTTCATCGATGCGCGCTGACGTGCCCTCTTTGGCGAACATCAAGCGGCCCTTGAGCTTTCCGCCTTCGACGCGCACGTCAGCCCAGGTTCCGATTGGGTGAGCCGACGAATGACCGAAGAGAGCGATGGGATTCTTACGGAAACGGGAGAGATCCCACCCGTTCGGATCGACGATATCGCCGTAGCTGTCGACGGTGGCGTCGGATAGAACGAATTCCAGGTTCGGCCCCGGATCCGAGACAGATTCCTTGTAAACTTGCGTCATGTGAATTGAGCCTCAAATCACGCGATCATCGCCGCGACGTTGACCGACTCCGGGTTCAACGTCATCAGCGACACCGCGTTGAACATCGCGATTGCGACGTCGATCTTGCCCATGCCCGCCTCGTCTCGGGCGACGCGAATCGCCGTCGAGGTCGGAACGATTTTGAGATTAGCGACGCAATAATTCAGCAGCTGCTGATCTCCGTGGCGGAAACTGCCGTCCGCGAGCTTTCGCTCGACCGTCTTGATCGGGCCCATGAGGCCGATGCCCTGGCGCACCGCGTCGAGCGTGCCGGCGTCCTGGGTGACGCCAATGCCGGCGAGGGCGTCAACGATCGAACCGATGCCGGCGGCGTCGACGCCGACCTCGGCGAGCAGGCCTGCGTCGCGAATGCGCGCGACGAGATCGACGACGAATTGGATGTCGTGCGGCAGCGCGTTTGGATCGTCATTGGCGGGCGGCACGTCGGCGAAGAGATCGGCCAGCGCGGGATCCTCGTCGATTTCCTGTTCGTCGATATGGCCGAAGCGAAACACTGTGAGCTCGCCGGCCTTTTTGAAGGCGATATATTCCGGCGCATTGGCTTTGCGCCGCCAGACGCCGATCGTCGAAATCAGCCCATGCGCCCAAACGAGCCAGCGATTTGTGCCTTTCTCGCGGCCGACGACGGCGACGCCGAGAATGTCGTCAAGGCCGCCGCCGTCAATGCCGACGGTGCAGATTTCGCAGCGCTTGAGGATCTCCTCGAGCGTCAGGCATGCTTCGACGCCGCGCGGCCAGATCAGCGCGCCGGCCCAGCCGTCGGCGCGCAGCGCCATGGACGGCTGAACATTGAGGTGCTTGGCGTAGAAATTGATGAGCGACGCCTTGCCGGCGTGCTCGGCTTTGGCCATCTCGTCGAGCAGGAATTGCTCGTCGACGGATGCGCCAAGATTGGGGTTGGGGATATAGAAATATTTGCGCTTTTTGTAATCGCCGGAGTCGATGAAGCGCTTGGGATATTCGTAAAGGACGCCGAGGCTGCGCGGATCGTCGATTTTGCCGTCGCGCACGCCGCGGAAATAATCGAGCCGCTCCGCATAGACGCCAGCCGGCGGCCCGTCCGGCTTCGTCGAGAGCGAAATGACGAAGCCTTCCTTGCGGGAAGCGAGGCCGCCCTTCGCCTCGCGGATCATCGCGCCGGCGTTGTTTTTCTTTCCGAACAGCCAAAGCTCATCGATGATGAGGCCGATCGTCTTTTTGCCGCCAACCGTCTCCGAATCGGCGGCGACGACTTTCGCGGTCGCGCGCGTGATGCGATGGATGATCTCGCGCTGATTTTCCTTCACATGCAGGAGCGCGCCGAGCTCCGGATCCGCACGAACCATGTCGCGGGCGGGAATGAATGAATTGTCGGCGATCTCTTTCGTCGGCGCCAGGATGTAGAACTCGCCGGACTCGCGGAAATTGCGCACCAGCGCCGTCGTGAGCAAGGCGGCGGCGAAGGTCGACTTGATGTTCTTTTTGGCGATGTCGAGGTGATAATCGTTGATGTAGCGGACGCCAGTTTCGACCTGGTCGAGCGATCCGAAAAAAGCCCGGGCGAGATCGGTCGTCCAGGGACGGGCGACATCCCCGATCATTGGTCTCCCGGGCAGATCGGTGATGCGCATTGAATTGAAAACTTCGAGGCCCGCTTCGGCTTCCTGCTGGAAAAGCGGCTCGAAGGGGATGAGCGATCGCCCTTCGACGATCCTCTCCTCCCAATCCGGGCAGGCCGTCGTCCACCAGGGCGTGAAGGTCACTGAACCGTCTGGTGGCTTCGCGGCGCAGCGGGCGTCGCATAGCGGCCCGTTGCGGCGGATTCAGCGGCGCGCTGCGCCTGTTCCTTTTTGCCGACGAGACGCTCGGGCGTCTGCTCATCCGGCATCCGCGCCTTGCCGACAGTGCCAAGCCCGCGATCGAGAAGGGCTTTCGAGGCCGTCGCGATGGCGGCTTCGCTTTGGCCGTCCTTTGCGATCTTGCGCAAGGTCTCGATCGCAAGATTGGCGTAGCGCTGAGCTTCGGCGCGAATCTCCGACGTCAGAGACACAGCGCCAGCATCGGCTGGACGCATGAGGAAGGGCAGCAACGGCGCCGCGTCGCCGCCGATTTCGACGGCCGGCTTGCCGTAGCCGCGGTCAAGGATTTCCTTGGCGGCGGCGATTTTTGCGGCCTCGCTCTTGCCGTAGAAAAGCAAGCTGACGAGGCATTCGATCGCATCCTTCGCGTGTCGCTGGGCGACGCTGTCGATTTCAGCTGGCGGCTCCGATGCGAGCGCTTTCACCCGATTCAAATCGCTAAGAGCGGAGGTGGCCACGTGGCCCTTTGGCTTCCGCCCGGCGCCGGGACGCTTGCCGCCGCGATTTGATTTTGGCCGGTTTTCGTCGGCGCTAGCGCTCATCTTTGAATTCCGCCTAATCAAACGCTGTAATCAAACCATTTGCGCTACAAAAAAATTTTGTGCGCATGACACCCCATGTGGTGGCGGGCCCCTTCGGCCTCGGGGATTTTAACCCCCCTCCCTCAAAGCAGACTGAGACGATCAGCGCGAGCCGTCGCCGTCTTGCGTGGATGGCACGACCCTCTCTCGCCATCCGTATGCGGCCGGCCATTGCCGCCGCTGCATCGGCACAGCAGCTTGATGTTGCGCCGATCGAAGTCCTCGCCGCCATCAAGCCGCTCGACGGTGTGATCCGCGGCCAGCTTCACGAGCGCGCCATCGTCCTCGCGCGTCTTGCCGCACGCTTCGCAGCGCCTCCCGCGTTCGCGGATGACCGACGCCACAAAGGATTTCCAGCGCGTTGAGAGATAGAATTCGTCGGCGCGCTTGGTGACGACAAGCTTCGCCCGGCGGCTCGGCATGAGCCGTTGACGCTGCGATTTCAGCATGGATGAAAAGCTTCGCACGTCGCGCCCGGCGCTTCGGCCCGGGCTGCTGCTCTCACGTATCTCGCTTCGGACAGCGGAGCCATAGCGCCCGCGCGATACGTTCCGGCCTATTGGCGTGGCGACCGGAAGCCTCTGGTTCGGCGTCTTTCCCGCTTTCCCTTCGGAGACCTCCGGCTAATCGCCGGCGCCCAGCGCCCGGTTCTGCGGTAGCGCGAGAATCACC